TGAAGGAACACACAAAAGCCGGATCACCCGTTCTATCGAAGCCGGATTGCGTAGTATTTCTAAACTTTCAAAAGTTCAATATTGTATGTCCTTTCGTAGCCTTTATGATACAGTAAATTCACCATTTTTACAACTGTTCATTTTTTAACGCTTTTCACATCTTACAGTTATATATTTCTGTCGGTGGCAAAATGGTGACATTGCCACCTAATAACTTATTTTACCCTGATTTTCTGACCAACATAGATTAAATTTTTATTAGCAATACCGTTTAATCTAACAAGTCTGTCAACAGTAGTTCCATATTTCTGTGCAATCTTTGAAAGAGTATCATAAGGTTGTACCTTGTAATATACAGCAGATACTCCACTTCCTTCTAACTGTCTATTGACTTCTGCTTGTACTGCGTCAGGGTCATACCCTTCTGCTACAAGTTTCTTTCTTCTTTCAGGATCATTTCCATATTTCCCGGCAATAACATCTTTTGCCACTTGTGAAATGGATTTTGAAGGTGTTGCGTTTCCTTTCAAGATTGCATTTACACGTTCCTGAACTTCTTTAGGATTATAACCTAATGCTTTCAAGGCTTCTGATCTCTTAGGTTCATTTCCATATACACCCTTAATAACATCCCTTGCAATTTCATCAATTGTTTTAGATGGGATTGGTGTACTTGGTGCAGTACCGCCGGAAGAGTATTTTGGTCTTGCGTAACCTCTAATGTAACCCCAACCGACAGGGATTTCACGCCTTGCAACAGCTTCTCCTTTGTTTCCTTCAATAAGTGTAATCGTTCTACCTGATACACTTTCTACATAACCAATATGATCTGAATATCCATCATTAGGCTGCGTTGCATCATCCCAATTGTACAGGATAATGTCACCCGGTTTCGGTGTAATCGTACCATCTTCAATCCAAATTCCCATTGACTGGAAAATCTTAACGTGCTGTTCACAACCGCACTCTGTACCAATCAGGTCAACAACCCCTGCTTTGATTGCTGCTGCTGATACCGTAGTATCACACCATTCATCAGAATACTTGACTGCATACCCACGTGCAAGGGGCTTGTGACTGTTATATAAGTCAATGATCTGTTTAAATTTTCCATTCGCTTCACTGTAATCAATCCAAGACCGCATTACATTCAATACGTCTTGTGCAGTTCTTCCCATTGTGTTACCACCTTTCTTATCATACTGTGTGAGGTTATACTGTTCAATCAATCTCATGTTGTTCTGAACATAAGTTGAACTTGTTGCATATCCATCTGATTTAATAGTTTCAAGGTATTTTTTAGGGTCTGTAATACCTTTTAAATTCTGATACCTGGAAAGCTGAATAAATTCAAAATACCCCTTTACTCCTTCTTCCATATTGCCATACACTCGGAAGTTGTCCTTTATGGTTGTAAGTGTTCCCGTCTCATATTCTTCTTGTGTCGTAAGGTTTACACTTTTCCCCTTCCATTTTGTGCCGCACTTCAATCCAAAATAATTGTGATAGATGGCGGCAAGTTTAGATTTGCCCCATCCACTTTCAAGAATTGCTTGTGCGATAATTGGACTGTGTACGCATATACCAAAAGATGCAGCGTATTTTTTTACATACGCTGCAATCTGTTCAATAAATTCTTGATTTGTCATAATGATTCACCTCTATTTTTTCTTTGGTGTTTTATAAGTAAGTGCCTGCTTACTGTCTGCAATACCATCAGTAGTTGGGTCATTCACAATACCTAAAATCATCAGTACCGCAAACAAAGCGTTGATGATTGCCGCAAGCTGTTCATTCAGTACACCAAAATCCCATTGATAGCCAAACGGGGCAACCACTACCTGAATCAGTAGCAACACTGCCGGAATAAGTGTCAGCCAAAAGTTTTTATTTTTAATTCTTACTACCCAGTTAATATTTTTCATACGTTTCTACCTCTTTTCTTTTTAAATGTAATTCATCAATTTCCTGTTTCATTTTTTTAACAGACGGGTTACCATCCCCCATATCTATATAGCATTGATACATCTTTTGAAAATTGCTATATGCGTGTGATGGAATATCCCCTAATGTCATATACTTATCGTGATATTCAAACATCTTTATCATCAAAAGCATTTTTGTACCTTCTGCATTTGCATCCCGGTCTTTTTTCTGTTCTTTTAGCAACCAAACAATATATCCCATAAATGCGGTCAAGATGATTGGCAATGCCACTCTATACGTTTCTAATACTAATTTTCCCAATGTTCTACTTCCTTTCTTTGATACAAAATAACCGCTATCAGACGTTATATAATGTCCATATAGCGGTTATAATTGTATCTGTGATAATTTGTTTGTTACTCTGCTAATTCAGGACAATCAAGGTCAATAAGTACCTGTTTAACCTGTTCCTTAATTCTTGCCGGAACATCAGCGAATTTCTTAACACCTTTGATGATAAGTGTTGCATAAACTACTGCCATGTCATTTACCCCCTTTCTACACACAAGATTTATAATTAAAAAGATTTTGGTCAGCATTATTCAACACCTTCCAAAATCTTCTTAACTTCTTCTCTCAACCTTTCAGGAACTTGATCAATTGTTTTAATTCCCTTTTTAATCAAATCTGCATAAACTTTTGCCATAATTCGCACCCCTTTCTACACAAGAATCATTTCATACACTTCTGTAAGTGCTACTTGTGTATCTGTAACTTGCTTACCTAAAGATTCATTTTTTTCAGCCTGTAATTTGATGTATTCATCTTTTTCATATTCCGTCAAGGTAAATTCATACCCAGTAAATCCCGGCTGTTCGTCTGTTCCCGGTTCGTTTACCTGAACTATGTCAGAATTTACAAACACCTTTGTTTCGGTCAGTTCCAGTTCAAGGGGCTTTACTGTACTTCTTTGTTTTCCATACTCTTTCATGCTGCTTTCAATCCTTTCTTTGAATTTGGTTTTATGTTGTGTATATAATAATCATCCGCATAAGGTAACAGCGGTACAACATACTTTTGATGTAGCCGGAAAGAATCACAATGTTTTAACCATCCTTTATAACTGTTGATGCAACACCATTCAGAATAGTTCATCATGTTCCCGGCTTCCACTTTTCGCCTGATTGCGGTCAGTTTCTTTTCCATATCCAAACAGGTTGTTTTTCTCAATAAGGTGTATTGATAAAAAGTCCGATACCCTAAGAAGTCCACACCTCTAACAAAAGATGGAAACACCTGCCAATTTGGTTTTATATTCAATTTCAGTTCACTCTTAAAATGAACATCTATTTCTTTTCTTAACTCATGCAATTCTTCCTTTGTTCTTGCAAATATACAAATATCATCCATATATCTAAAATAATATTTGACGTGTTTCTGTTCTTTAATCCAATGGTCAAAACTTGAAAAATAGTAATTACCTGAATACTGTGAAAGATAGTTACCTATTGGTATTCCAGTTTCAGGGTCAACATCTTCTTCCAACAGATAGATTGATGTTAAATCTTCAATTTCTGCTGTTTTGATGCTGTCAATAATTTCATTCAGTAACCAAAGAAGATCTGTATCTTTAAACATTCTTGCATACTTCTGTTTTAGAAGTTCGTGGTTGATTGACTGATAATAATGTCTTGCATCTAATTTTAAACAATATTTACATTCTTCCGGGTCATTCCACATTGCAGCTTGCAACTTATGAAGTGCGTTGTGAATACCTCTTTTCGGTATTGCCGAATAAGTATCATCTGTCAGGTTATTTACAATACATGGTTCAATCACTTGTAAAATAGCCCATTGACAGATACGATCAGGAAAGTAGGGTAGTTTATAAATCTTTCGTTTCTTTGTTCCGTCTTGCTTTGTAAATACTTCATAATCAGATGTTTTATAGGTATGGTTGATAAGCATTTCTTGAATCTGTTTCAAATAAAAATCAGGATTCTTGTCTATTTCTATAACTTCCTTATACCAACCTTTCCCCTTCTTTGCGTGTTGGTGTGCTTTTCTTAAATTTTCAATATCATAGATTTTTTCAAATAAGTTATCATATCTCTTCATTCCTTTTGGTATTGCAAAGACTGAACTCCTGTCGGTGAATCACCCGGTCAGTACAGTTGACATTTCCTTTTTCAAATTTTTTAAAAAAGTAAAACGGTATTATCATTTCTGACTTGTCTGCAACCGTTTATTTTTCTTTTTTGCCAAGTGGCAAGGTTGAAAAGTTACCACAATATATAGATTCAGCCGGGTTAGTTTCCCGGCTGATGGTTTGCATTATTAAGTGACCGCTGATATTCCGATTACGATTACCTACACTGTTATTCAGATTCCAATAGAAAGTACCTGCATTACTGCCATTATTCCAGTTACTGCCTAATTGAGTGATTTTTTATAATGGTGTTTCGTTACAGGCTCATAACAAAATCAGCGAACTTTTCAACCTATGAATTTATAACTTTACGCTGCTTTCTTCATCTGTTCCTTCCATGATGCAATGGCGGCAGTATATTCAGCGGAATCACGTGTTGGGATATATACCAAGCGACCGCCGATAAACCGAAGACGACCACCCACACCGTTACTCAGAACCCAATAGAAAGCACCCGCACTACCGCCATAATGCCAGTGACCGCCCAATTGAGCGATGCGGTAACCGTTTAGATTTTGTGTAATATAAGTATAATCTCCAACGGGTAAAGAACTGTTTCCAGTACATTCAGATGCTATAAATAACCAATCGCAAATTGTAGAATATCCCATTGCTGAAATATAACCTGCAACATTAGTTGCTGTAAATCCTGCACCCTCATAGTTTCCGCTATTTTTGTTTTCAGCAAAGTTGAAGTCAGAACAAATGTAAGGCTGACCGCCTCCCATTTTTCCATTACCCCAAATATTAATTCCATAAACAAACTTCCAAATGTTTCCCCAAAAGTTTTCTTTACCTCTCCAACAAACTGATGTTTTACCATCAACGGTGTATTCTTTTGCAACACCACCTTCATAAGTAGTTGTTCTTTCTGCCCTTCCAGTACCGTTTCCAATACCTGATGTACTTCCAGTCACAGCGGCATATGAACTTGTCTTATCACTTCCAGTTTCCCAAGGTAATGTAACAACACCTTGTGCAATAGCTGTTTGTAAGTTCATCATTCCCATTTCAATGATCATAAGCATTTGTTCAGCAGAAACTTGTTTAATAAGATCACCATGCCAATTTGCACCTCTATTTTGTGCCATCTGTTCAATAGCTGTTCTTGTAAGTCCCTGAGTTGAACCGGATGCAGGTCTTGCACCTGAAATTGAAGAAAATTTATCTCCACCTGCATTCATAACCTGTTCATCTTGTAACAAATATGCATCACCGTCTGCATCCCAAATACTACCTTCATAAGCAGATGTGAGGAAATAGTCAATTTCATTACCATTTGCATCATAGAAAGCCGGATGCAGTCTGAAACCTGCACGTGGTTTTTCTGACACATAATAGTTTGCTTTTCTCAAATGGTAACCTATTCCCGTTTCTATCGGGTCATATACCACCGGGCAAACCAAATAGTAGAACTTTGGCTGATACACCATCACCTGCCCCATAGTACCATCTTCTTTATAGTCCGTGTCACCATGCCATGCTACGATAGTACCATCATCCGCAACATTGCAGCGTCTACGACCACCGAACATAGAAAAACGGTCAAAATCTGCACCTTTTGTCAGATTGACCGCACCTGCAATACGTTTGAATGATTTATTTTTATAATCCACTTGCACACCAACAATGTCATCATCTGTCAGACCTAAGTAAGCCCTTAAATCTGCCACACCGGCAAGAATCTCTTGTGAATTAAAGTTCTCACTTCTCAATTCTTCAATGTTGGATGCTGCCGCTGTATTTTCTGAATCCAAAGACTGCAACACCTGATTAGCTGTTTTTACTGAATTATCAAGATTGGTCTTTGCTGCATTTGCCTGTGTGATTACTTCGGATAATGCAGTTTTTATTTTCCCGGCATTTGTGATTACTTCGGATAACTGTGTTTTTGTGGTACTTGCTTCATCAATAGCCGCATCAAGATTTTTCTTTGCGGTTACTGCGGTACTGTTAGAAGTATCCAACTGACCTTTCATCTGATTTGCCGCATTGATTACATCTTGTAAAGTTCCTTGTGCTGTTCCGGCACTTGTGATTACTTTTTCAAGATTACTTTTTGCATTGTTAGCGTTGGTAATAGCCTTGTTTGCATTTGACGTTGCCTGTTCAACACCTGTCTTTGCTGTCCCTGCCGCATCTGTGGCATTTTCCAAGTTGCTTTTTGCTGTATTGGCAGTTTTAACAGATGCATCAAGATTAGTTTTTGCCTGATTAGCGGTTGATGTCGCATCCGTCAGGTTTTTTATAATAGATTGTGCCGCTGTTACTTTATTATCAAATGCGACCACCTGATCATCTATTGCGTCTTTAGCACTAAGAATTTCTTTCTTAATATCTCCATAACTGTTGTTGTCATCATTGACCTTTTTCAATGCGTTTACAATTGAACTTCTGACTTCTTCCCCATATTCAGCCTGTTCGATCTGCCGGATATATTCATCAATATTTGCCAAGATTATTCACCTTCTTCCTGCTTCTCCTGTTCACTTTGGTTCATTCTCTGCATATCAGATACTAATTCAAGATTTTTCTGATTACGAACCTGTGAAAGCAAATCTACAATGATACCTTCCATCAGGTAAGCAGGAAGGTTTGATTTTTCCTGTACCTGCTGAAAGGCTTCAAACATCATGCCTTTTGTATTCTCCATCATTACTGAAAGAGGTATATTTTTTTTATCCATTTTTTTACTATCCTTTCCTAATTGGTATTTGCATAGGTGTATGCTTCTTTTCTTCTCTTGTTTGTGAACCTGCATTTATTTTTGCACAAAATACTTTCTTATCCAGTAAAGTATATGGGTCTTGCCATACTGTACGTTTTTCTGTTTTACCTGATAATTCTTGAACCGCCTTAATAAGATAAAAAATCAGCTTCATTGTCTTAATAGACAAGTGACCATCTTTTTCTTCGACAAGTTCCGGGGCAAATTCCTGCAATTGCTGTGCGATAATTCCTATTGGTTCATGCTCATTTGACTGAATCCAATCAAATTCTTTCAGTTCAATATTGTTCAATAGTTCTAAAGCATTGATTGAACAATCTTGAATATTCTTTTTCATTCTTGCGTCTGACTGATTCAGAATATCCCAATTATGCATATCAATATTTGAATAAATATCAACATCTACGTTGTTATAAATCTTAAATGATTTATTCATACCATTGATTTCTACGCATGATGTGTTTGAACTGTTGCACCATGTCATTTCACCACGAATACCACAACCGCCATTACTCCAATCTATTACTTTTACGTCATCCGCTAAATACAAATACCCATTACAATAGGTATTGCAATTGAAATGTAATCCTTTAGCATCTGATCCATGTGCCTTGTGATAATAAATCAGTTTTGTGTTGTACAATCCGCTACTGCTATCTTTAGCAGCCCAACACATATAAGATGCACCATATTCCAAATCGAACACAAGTCCCCTGAAATAATCTTCTCCCTGAAAATTGTTTGTTCCAATTTTTCCTATCTTTGTACCTTTATAATAAAACCAACTGCCATTATAAGTGAGTGACATTAATTTCTGATCACCAGTATCATAGATATTTAAAGCAGACCCTTCAAACTGAATGTACTTACTGTTTCCATTCCATGCCAACCGCACATAGTAGGCATTTTGTGAAATTTTTGTACCAAGTTCAGAACTGTTCAGTTTCTTTGATACCTCTGAACTTATGGCATCCGTAGTTACTTTTATTTGTGCTGACGTTGAATAATTTTTTAATCTGCCATCAACATACTGTTCTGCGGTTTCTTTTGCTGAAAGAAGAACTGCGTCTTTTGTGTTTTTGATGCTTGTTTCAATCTGACTTTTGGTATAATAGTTTTTCAACTGACCATCTGTATAATTCACCGCATCTTGCCTTGCCGCTTCTTCTGCATCAGCAATTTCCTTTGTTACTGACGTTTTATAAGTTATGTCAAGTTTTTCCCCTGAAATAGAATTTGCTGCAATCCGTTGACCAACAATCTGACCATCCATAGTGATAGCTGTCGCATATGTCCCATTATAGCCAGTATTGGAATAGCCAAGACCATTCAAATTCCACCGCCAAACACGTTTAGCAGTATTCACATCTTTAGTGTCCATAATCAACTGCTCTGTTGCAGTAGTGACAATATTTCCACGTGTAGCCGCTGTAATCAATGCTGTTGCCTGATCTACCGCTTGTTTTACAATATCTGACGGTATAGGAATATTATCAATCATTCCACCAACGTTAGATGTTATATTATCTGTTCTGTTAGCCAATGTAATTTTTACAACCGTACCTAGTGTAAAAGTGTTGGATGCGGGTTTATCTAAGTAGATGGTCATTTTCGATAGCGGAAACTTCTTATCAAGTCCATGCGGTGCAGAATGAACCAGTACCATATCAAATAGTTTAAACTGTTCAATCTGTTCATCCGTATAATGCAGATCAACCGCTTTTACTTCAAGCACCATGTTCTCAAACTGTCCATCTGTCAACCACTTTTGCCCTTTACTTTTCAGCATTTCCGGGGTTGTGACGTTATCCCAAGTAACTGTTTTAACAACAAATCCATATTTCTTTACTGCATCTTCGTGTGCAAGATAGTCCTTTCCATTGTTTACACTTTTGATGGTCAGGCGTTCTTCCAATGCTGCAATTTCTGATGTTTCTAGTCTTGCACCTAATGGGATAACAGCTGTTGCAATATCTGTCACATCAATGTTCTTTGCATAATCTAGCAAGTTTTCACCGAATTGTATAGATTGGCTGCATAAGTTGTCAAATTCCGCTATATAGTCTATATAACGGTGTCCATTGTGATTTCTAATTCGTAAATAACCACCAAGGTCATCAACCAAATCTTCTTTGATTTCCTTCAATGTATTATTATGGTTGGTGTATCTAAAAAGACTATCGTTATTGTCTGTTACTGTAACAATCCCGACTTCAAACTGCTTGCCTTCATCTACCTGTTTATTATGATTATCAATCAGGGTTTCCAAATACCCTCTGACCGTCATATCATGGTATTCAGCAGGTCTTTGAATACTGTCATTTAAGTACGCAAGTTGTCCTTCACACTTCACATATTTTCTTTTATAGAAATCAATCTTTTCTTCAACGGGTCTACCTGCAAAAATCTGTTCGTCATCGTGCCATACTTCCACCAAGGACTTCATTTTTTTAGGAAGGTCATACTGCGGATGTCCCGGCGGCAACTTAAAATCAAAAGAACCTGCTGTGTTGACCTCAAGTGTTACCTTTGGGTCTAACAAAACAAGTTCTTCATCACGTAGATCATAAATAGGAAGTCCGTCACAAAGTACCCTATACATTACAACGACCCCCCCTTGTATTCAATCTTAACTGTCCCTGTTCCTTTAAACGTCACATTGTTGTCACCTTCCTGTAATCGAATATCATAAACTGTTGTTTTCCCGGCAGGTAATTTATATGTTACTCCATTAAATGTAACAGTCATAGGTGCAGAACAGGTAAAAGTAGGTGATACTACTTTTCTTCTGTTCAGAAGGTTCACCGTTTTTGTCCCGGTAACAGTCACTTCATTTACATGGATGATACCATTTACAAAACTGAATGTGTCCCATAGCCAAGGCATCCCGGCACCGTTTACTTCAATTTTAAATGGTTCAACATCACACTTTACAACGATTGTTGCCAACCGCTGCTTACTTTCAAATTTATCTACGGTACACCTACCGTAGTAGTAAAAAGTCTTATCCGCATCAAGGATAATTTGCATCTTCCTACCATGTAGATAGTTTGTTAATTCGGAAAGGGCTTTTGACCAATACAAAAGCCCATTCAAAACAACAAATGTAAAGGTTATGGTTCGATTTTCAAAAGTTACTTCATCTGTAAGAGATTCTGTCAAATCAATAGCACCATTTCTACCCGTAACCTCAATCTTTTCCGTTTTTGGTTCAGGAAGTGATAAGTCTTTCTTTTGAAGGACAAGACCAAAATCATTATAACTGTGCTTTGTTCCAAACCTCACACCATTTAAACTTATTTTTGCTTTTTCTTCATCCGACATAACTTATTTCACTCCCCTTTCAATATCTCTTAAAATCTTACCAAGTGCTGCATCCATTTTATCAGCAGTTGCCCCTACAAGTTCACCACTATCTAATACAATCGGTCTATCCAGTTTATCCAACACTTCCGGGAAAAACTCACTAAGTAAGGCAATCAGTAAATCAAGTTTATCAAGCAATGCTGCATTTTGTTCTGCTACTGCCTGCCTGATCATGTTCAGCATTCTTAATTGTTTCCCATATTGTAGACAACGTGTCTTTTATTGAGGTAAAAATATTTGTTATTGCTTCTTTTACTGCATTAAATTTTTCAGTTACTACCGTTTTAATGGTTTCTATGGCGGTTGATATAGTTTCTTTTATGGATTCCCATACTGAAACAATTTTTTCCCATAGTCCCACAAAAAAACTTTTAATTGCTTCTATTGCTGTACCAAAAGCGTTTTTTATGGCTTCCCAAATTTCAATAACTTTATTTCTGAAATCTTCGTTAGTGTTCCATAACGTAATAATTGCAACTACTAATCCGGCAATCAAACTTACTATTAGTACAATGGGGTTCGCATTTAAGGCAGCATTTAACAACCATTGTGCTATTGTAGCACCTTCGTTTGCTGTCTTGTATGCAGTCCACGCTGTTGTTACTGCACTAATCAGACTAGAAACAGCCATTGCTGCCTTTAATGTCACAAATCCAGTAACTACACCTGCAATCAAAGGTGACCAATCTTTAAATGTTTGAATAATTGTAGGCATCTTTTCAGATAACCCTTGTACTGCTTCTGATGCTTTTTTGACAGCTTCAACGGCAAGCGGTAACACTTTCTGACCAAGGACTGACTGAAAATCTGTCCACGCTTGTTTCAAGTTCCCTGTTTGGTTTGTCCAAGTATCAGATTCACGTGCAGCCTGTCCTAATGCCCCGGATGCCTTATTTGCATCTTCTACCATTTGTAGTAACGTCAACTGCTTTTGTGCTTCTGATAAATCTTTAAAAGATTTACCATATAGCCTATTGGCAGCTTCATTTCTTGTTACTTCCGTACAGGACAAACCAAGTGCTGAATCATTTTCATAGTTTCCTTTCAGGAAGGATTGTAAACTTTCTGTTGTTTCTTCTAGTGTCCTATCATAAAAGGCTGCACTATCCGCAACTGCCACCATAGCACGATCAGCAAGACCTAGTGCGTTTGATGTGTCCATTCCTGTTGTTTTTGCAAAGGCAGCTATTTGTGTATAACTGCCTTTCATTCTGTTCACTTGAATACCAGTATTGTCGGCAATTCCTGTCAGGGACTTTTTCGCCTGACTTTCCATATCACCGAACACCTGTGAAAACTGTGAAGATGCTGCATTTGCATCAGCGGCGGCATTGATACAATTTAGACCAAAATCCTTAATCTTATCCGCTGCAAAATAGGTTGCTACTGCTGTACCTATTTTCTTAAATGCACCGTTGATCTGATTTTCTGATTCCTTTGCCCGGTCTGTTGTATCGTCAATCTGTTCGTTTGCATCAGCATTTTGTATTGCTATTGTACCGAACAGTTTAAATAATTCCATTCAATATATTCACTCCTTCCGCTATTCAGGAATGAATGTGTTCATCATATTCCAAGATTCATTTACTGTTGTTTCAAGTTCTTTCTTAGAAATAGGTGGTTGTGGTTTTACAGACTGCTTAAAGTCCTCAAATGATTTATCAAAAACTTTTGCAAGGAAATATTCCCATTCACGTTCTTCTTCGGTTACATCCCAAATCATATTTACAAATTCAGATAATTCATCATTATTTACAACCTGATCAAGCAATAAAAAAGGACTTGCGTATCTGTGAAATACCAAGTCCATAAACTTTAAATCTCCTATTTGACTAATCTTGAAACAGCCTTCATAAAACCCACAAATTCTTTTCTTTTGAATACATCAACAACCAATTCAAAGAACACATCCATAGGCAGCATTGCAACTTCATCTTTTGTTCTTCCGATCAGTCCGGCAATAAAGGCGAATACTTCTTCTCCTGCATCCGGCAAATGTTCAAGAATAATATCTACAATTTTAAGAACAACGCTGACACCAACAATTTCAGCTAAATCTTCCATACTTTTTTCTTCACTGTTTTCTGAAAAAGTATCTGTAATTGCTTTGATTTCTTCCGGCTCAAAACATTTACCAAAATCTTTCAGTCCGATTTTACGAATAATTTTCGTCATAGGAAAAATATCCCTTGCGTTTAACGGTCTGATTTCATACATTTTAGGTTCAGCCTGTTCAATCGGTTCTGTTACCTGTGTTGGTGCTGCCTGTACAATCGGTGATGCATAAGCATCTGCACCAAACTGTTCAACTGCCTGTGCTGCTGTAACATTTCCCTGATTCATCATTCCATTCATCATCCCATTCATTGCTTCATTCATGCTCATAGTCCAAAATCCTCACTTTCTTATTTGTTTCTTTTTCTTCTTCCTGTTGCTTTCGGCTCTTCTTTTGGTTCTTCTTCCTCAACAGGTTCACTTTGTTCAGTTGGTTCAACGTCAACTGAAACTTCCTCAACAGTTTCTTCTTCCTGTTCTACTTCGACAATCTCAATTAAACCGCCAACCCTCACGATTTCATTTACACGTTTTACTGGCAAATCCAATGTGTCACCGATTCTGTAAAGTTCTTTTGTGTATCTGTCTGTAAACTCATGAATTACTTTTACTTTCAAAGTCATATAACCCCTTTCTTATGCGGATGGTGTTGGATAATAAATCTTATACGGTAATGTGGTCAAATCTCCACCGATTTTCTGACTACATCTAAAGGTGTATTTACCAACACCTGCTTCTTTGTTTTTACCCTCAATGGATAATCCACTTGTACAAAGTGCATTTTCCATGATAACTATAATGGGTTTGCCTGTAAGTGTCTTGCCAACAAATGCGATATTTTCCCAATAATCACCTTTTTCAATGTTTGATTTGGATGTAATCACACTATACCCTTCAATGTCACTATTTGCGGACTGACCAATTACAGATGCTTTGATGATATCCGGGGTTAATTCCACAAAGTTGATTTCCATATTTGCAGTTTCACCCTGTTTTACATCTAATTCAGCAACAGCCACTAAAGCACCGTCTACTTCCACCTGTGCAACTTCCGGCACGATCTCAAACTTAGAACCGCCACTTGTCGCACCAACAAGAGATTCTGCAAAGTTCCATTTTTTTGTTCCGGCACTATCAAACGTCAAACCCTTATGAATTGTACCTGCACCAAAAGGGATATTACCCGGTGTTTTCTCTGTAACACCACTTGACTTAAATTCAGCCCCTAATGCTTCTGCCATTTTTATACCACCTTCCATAATTTTATATCTAAGTTAATTTGTATCTTATAAAGTTCAGCTTCTCCCGTAGGCACATAAAAAGCTGTGCTATAAAAAATTGCAACAACTGAACCACTATTCAGCGTTGCAATTTTTCCATTTACCGGGTGAAACTCTTTTTCAATTTTTCCCCTCATTCTTTCTAAATTTAACCGGGCATCTTTCCCCCGGCAGAATCCAGTCAAAATGAAAGTCTTTTCTTCTTCATTGTTTTCTAAAATCGGTTCAAACTCATTGTATTCCCCAACAAAATAAGGGTAGGTAACGGTTTGTGTCCACTCTAAAAACTCATATGGTACACCAATCTTTTCTAGTTCTGTACTCATTAAATTTAAAACTTCTTCCATTACCTACCCCCCTATCTTGCTTCTTAATATATCAGCATATCTTTTTATCAGTTTGTTTTTTAATGCGGTGAAAGCATTGTGCATTGGTCTGTTCGGCGTTTTACCTTTTGTGAAATAAAATTCACCCTTTGGTGCTTGATACACCCAACCACCTTTCCTACCATCACCATGTAATGCATATTCACCTGTTCCAAATTCTTCCCAAATAGCATTTTCAAGGTTGCTTCCAACTTGTCCATACTGTTCACCTGCCATAAAACTACCGCTGATGTTGTACTCATATGAACCTTTGGTTTGACCTGTATCAACGCTTGAATTTCTTTGTGTTCTTGCTTGTAGTTCTCCACACGCTTCATGTAAGAACGCTTCACCTGCATCAAATAATGCTTCTTTTACTTTCAATCTGTTATCTTCAAATTCCAACGGCATACTACTGACCCCCTATGAATCTAAGATAAATTTCAAGATGTTCATTCATGTTCATTGGGTTATCAATCAAGAGTATTTCATATACTGTACCATGAATTACCATTCTTGCATTTTCAGATGTCACATCAACAATACTTTCCTGTTCATCTTTGTTGATGATTCCAGTAAGGAAACTAAATGGATTCCATACCCATTTAGTTGACAAGGCTTTCAGACTTGTAAAATCACATAAGAAAATATGTGTACTTTCTTGAATCTTAGCATTAAATACATTGTGTTTCGAATCACCTGTCGATAAATCTAACCATCCTTTTAAAGATGTACAATCTACCCATTCGATTCCATACGCACCTATGCTATTTTTAGCCCCTTTACCTTTTACCTGTAATAATGCATAAATGTTACCGCCAATACTCATATAATCAAAATCTAGCCTTTATATAAGGCTTTAAGAAACCAAGTAGGGTAACAGGATAACCCATAACCTGATTATTTACATCCTGATCAAAATAAGTTACGCTGTGTCTTGACAATGTTTCTGATTTAATGCCTGTTTTTGGTCTGTTTTTCACATCCCATTTCAGCATTTCAAGAACACCTGCTTTAATATCAGCCGGATATTCAACCTTAGTCACTAAGTTATCAAGATGGTGGTATAAATCCCCATTCACCCTGATAAAATCATTCCCTATTTCTGTAATGGTGTACAGTCCATCATTCACACAAGATTGTGAAATTTGGACTGTATCGTTTACTTTTAAATAGTCAGATGTTCCAATGATACGGTTTCCCCGGCTTTCTGCACGAAACCTCACAAACCGATTCTGAAAATTGTTGTTAGTGTACGCTCTGATCATTAATTCAGCAGCGTTCAGTTTGTCAGCAATAACAGATTCAGTCTGTCCAAAAAATTCAGGCAGTTTCATCACTTCATCAACTGCAATAATCATCAGATCACCGTACCTTTCTTTATGCCAATACTGCACCGACTTTAGACTTAATCAGACCCATTTTTACATTCTTAGGGTTGAACTTCAACGCATAGTTGGAAGATGTACCCAGTTCTGTAAATGTAGGGGATTCTTTTACAATCTTATCTACTGCAAGAGAAAGACCATTTGGATGTAACACCTTGCCCTGTTTTGTATAGAACTTATCAATACCTGCGGAAGTTTCAGGGTCATAGTTTGTTGTGTACTGGTTCTCATAATTTTTCTTATCGCAAGATAAGAAAGCACCTTCACCAAATAAGTACGTACTGTAAACTGCATCTGAACTTTCACCTGTAACGGTAAATCTGTCGGTTACCAACACGTGCTTACCTGCAATTGTAGGAAGTGTAATTTCTTTCTGAATCACACCATCAACAACATATTTGTCATAATCAACCATTTCCATCTTCTTGTACTCTTTGAAGATCATGGAGTGCATAACCATCAAACCAAGACCACCTGCCATATCACCAAGTGCTGCCTGTTCTGCATCATAGATTGTACCTGCTTCAATGGACTTAGTACCCAAATCAAGTACATGGTCTTTAAGTTCTGCCACACTCATAACTGCCTGTGCAATATTCATCAATTCTCTTTCCCAAACCTGATTATAATATCCGGCAATCTTATTTCTGATCAGTGTCATAGGGTCAGCACCCGTCAACTCTTTTGTAAAGTCCTTCGCCTGAAATGCTTTCATTCTCTGAATCAACATACAAGTCTGCTTGTCACCGCTGATCTCAACAGGTGTGTTGTTCGTCATACCATCATTGTTCAGAGCTTCCATGTTATCTTCAAACGCATCCAATGGTTTGTAAATCGGAATAGTGGCAACATTACCTTTTTCACCAATCAAATCCATGATTGAACTATCCTGCTGCACAATGCCGGAAAGAATGATAGGGGTAGCCCAATAATCCGCTTCCTGCATCATTCCGGCAAAAACTTCTTCATCAAATTCAAATCCACCAAAATTACCTGTTCTTGGCATATTCTTTCACCTTTTTTAACCTTTCTTAATGTGTATTTAACTGCTTAAACAGTTCCGGGTTTTCCTGTTTCAGTTTCATTCTTTCGTTGTAACCCATTTTCAAGAACTGCTCTTTTGTGACGGTCTTGTCCTTACCACCTGTCGGTAAGTTATTTTCAAGAATCCGTCTATTACCATTCTGCTGATTACTGCCGGATGCTTCAAACATGGCAGGATGCTGTGTTTTTAATCCTGAAATAAGGTCATCTTCACCCTTGATTTTTCCATCATCACCAAGTTTTACTTCACCCTTTTCTTTTGCTTTGAAAACCAAATAGTCAACATCAACTGCCCCGGCAGCTACCAAAGCAAATTTCAATGCATTTTCTGTTTTCAGATTAGCATTTTCCTGTTTTAATGTTTCAATCTCTGATTCATAATCAGTAATTTTCTGCTGCAAACCTTCATCTTTCCCGGTTGATTTCTTTAATTCTTCAATCAGGTTGTTGGCTTTTTCCAGTTCGGAAGTTTTCCCGGATAAATCCGTTTCAAGGCTTGTGTACTTATCCTTACTCACATAAGCACCGTCTGTCAGATTGGCTAATTTAATCTGTTTGTCCTTATTCGCTTCATCCTCATTAAATTCATTGATTTTTGAAATAAACTGGTTATACAGTTCTTCACCTAAGATTGTTTTTAAAAATTCCATGTTTTGCTTCCTTTCTTTTCTGTTACGTTTTTATATGTGGTGTCACCACGAACAGACAACAGTTTATATCCCATGTTGCAAGGGTTATTTCAGCAGCAGTTTAAACGTCATAAGCCTTTTTCGGACAAAATAAAAGCACCCTTTTCAGGATGCTTTAAAAACACTATTTAACCCATAGATGGGAGATAAATCGGATCACCTTAACCTTTCTTTGTGGATTTACGTTTCATGTGTCACTTATCCCCCTTTCAGAACTCATATAATCGCCATATAGACAATAAAAAAGCACTAATGATATTTTTATCACTAATGCTTTTATACTCTGTCTTTGAAGAAGTCAGCCCATTCAGGATTTTCTTCATCAAATATTTCCTTTTGTTTAGGTGTCAGGTTGTGTGGATAATCTCTGAACATATTGAAAATATTCTTTTTATCGAAACTAAACAACCATTCACCGATTTTATCAGGATTATCAATCCACCAAATCTGATCGGTTTGGTCATTCTTATAAAATCTGTTATTTGACACTTCCACCAACCCCTTTCATTTGAGAATCAACACTTGTATTTATATATCCAAGTATTGCTTGTAACTCTTCTGAATTTTTTGCTTCGTCTACATCAAACATATACGCTTCATAGTCCCATCCTTTTTGAGTAGCACCAAATCTATATGATAATGTGTGTCGAACATTGGCATTAAAATTTATCCATCCGCTATTAGTTGCAGACTGTAATTCTAAATATTGAAGAATACCATCATGTTTTCTAACAATTGCTGCGTGTCTACCACAAACAAAATAATATTCCTTTCCTTCCTCAACTTTTGCTAATAATTTCTTTCCGGCTGTGGCAGTTGCCCTTGCTTTTTCAGAAATTTTTGTAATTCCCGGAAGGTCTGCAATTTCTTTTAGATTGTAGTTGTTGGAAAAGAAGTTTTGACTTTCTCCACCTCTAAAATCTAACACATTTAGTCCACCCTTTTGACCAATGTAAGCTAATCCAAGGGATGCACATGAACCTGATGTTTTATCACCACCTGCAAGTGCTTTTATCATTTCTTCTTCACTTACTGGTTGCTTATGCGGTAATACCTTATTGTATAAAACATTTAATTTATCACACGCTTCTTTAAATCTTTTCAAAGTTGGGTGACTGTTAAAAACTTCTTCAATGTTCGTTACTTCTTTTGGTATCTTCATTGTATCAGCATTTTTAGGTAACTTCAAATACTTCTGCTTAAATTCTTCAAAGTCTTTGGTCTTATCCAGTCCAAAGTATGCAGCACGTTCTTTCAATTCATTCAGTTCATCTTCATCCAAAGCCCACCTTGCACGTTGCAATAGGCAGCACCGACAATTTATATCTTCTTTTGCCCTTCCAAAGTGTCCCGGTGCAGATGCAGTCATTTCTTCAATTTCAAAATCTTCATCTAGTTCCCTGATCTGACCATCCAACATCCTATGATGTGGTCTAGTTCTGTTATCAAGTGTACTGTCCCATTGCTTCACAATATCTGCACCTTTTTCTTTTGCCCTATATTGTGCGTCAAGTGCTGCACTTTGCTGTACCCTATGCCCTTCTGTCCGGGCAATGCGGATTGCGTTGTTGATGGAAGTGTTAAAAGGGCTATTCATTCCCTTTGCAATCTTCCCGGCTATTTCATTCCACGTTGAACCGTTCGCAATTCCCCTTGAAAGTTCAGCCCTGATTGAACGCTTTAAATAATTTACATCTTCACCTAACCGGGCATACAAACCTTTTGACAATTTACTATCAGTCTGCAAGACTTTTACTACCTGATTCTGATTGATTGGCATGATGATAGGAATACCACTACTTACCATCAGGTCATACATTACCCCTGTATATCCATTGATATATGATTTCTCTAAGTATTCTGATATAGTCTTGAACCCTTCTGAACGCAAATCATAAATAATAGCTTCCAGTTGGTCAACTAATGCCTGTTGGTACTGCTTCTGATATATGATACTTTGCAAATTTTCAAAATCAGTTCTACTTGATAACTGTCTGATTTTGTTTTCACAATCCTGACGGGCTTTATCATAAACCCTTTCCAGTAACTTGATTATGTGCTTTTCATCATTAAGTTGTGACTGCTGCACCGCTTTTTGTGCTTTATTCACCCGTACCACCGCTTTCATCATCAGGTACTATACCATCAAGTACATCCTGTACTTCCTGTACCTTTGCAGCTTCATTATCCGGCAACTTCTCTTTTATTTCTTCATAATCGACATCAAGCACATCACAAATGTACTGAATAACCAAATCATCACCAAACACATTGACCAATGCCAATAACATATTGATTTCAACATTCTTTCTGTTAGCATCTGTCAATTCATTCTCTTTATTTTCATGTTCATTACTCATTACCTCATGGGTAAATTCAAAATAAACATCTGTAATCTGATAATCTGTACCATTCTGCTGATTGATTTCATCAATGCAGACTGTCACAATCTTACGCAAGAATCGTTTGATATTTCTTTCAAGATGCTTGCATCTAAGATCAAGTAAAGAGTATGCAGCTTTAATTGCAATATTGGTTGTTGCGGAAGTATCTTTCAGACCTGACATATTCAGTCCCATACCAAAACGATATATGTTCTTTTCATCCAGTTCCATTTTTACCTTCCGGGCTTCATAAGGTACATCAATCGTGTGTACTTCAATCCCACCTTCTGCACCAACCCCTACAATTTTCTTTGTTTTCAAGTTCTGCTGCAATTCGTCAAGATTATCCCCTTCAAATCCTTTGACCGCATAAAGTGGATGGTCAAAGTCAATCAGGTTGTTTGAAAGACTACTTGCCATCAAATCATAATCATCAATCAAATCTTTTACTGGTTTCAGATTACTAATCTGCTTTTTATTGTTATCTAACCTGAAAAAAGGAAGAAAACCCAATGAATCAATGTAAGTCTGATCTAACTTATCCCCATCAACTTTATACAAAATATGTGGTCGTGGGTTCACATCAATACTTGTATCTTCTTCAATTTCTCCCTGATCAGATTGAACATAATAATAAACCTGTTCATCATCCCAATCCATGATTTTCTTCTGTTGGTGACCTTCCTTGTCTACTCTGTCAACATACCAATACAATACATGGGCTTTATTGTCAGATGCAAACCGGGCTTCTACTTCTACAACACCAATACTGTCTGCACACGTAAATTTTAACTTATCGGATGCATCTTTCATTGCATACATATAAGCAAATCCCTTTGTCTGACAATCTGTGATTGTTCCTGATAGTTCGTCAATGAAATCATCATTGTTATTGAATCTTGCATCAAGTTCAGTCTGTAATTCAGGAATATCAGAGAACACAAAACCATCATTCCCTGAAAGTGTGTATTGTGTACCCTGTTCTACCAACTCTTTAAAGAATGGGTGTGCTATTTTCACATTTGCCCTTGCTTTATCTTCCACAAGTTCACCATCAGCATTGTAATAAAACAATCTTAAATTTTTAATGTCATGGTCACCATCAAAATACCTTTCACCCATCCGGGCAAAATGCTTTTTCGTGGATGCGGCATCTTCATCAATAAATAATTTAATTTCTTCTGTTGTCAGCAATGCCAATCACCCCTTCCATAATCTGATCTGCAAGGTTTATAATTCCATCACCATGAACACCAAAGAAATCACACATCTGTTCTTCACCTTCCACTTGATTACCATAGGAAAATTGAAAAGCGTGTACCAATTCATGAATGATAGTAGACCTTGCTACTGATTTTGATAGTCCTGATCTAATATTGATTACCTGCTTATCATATTCACATAATCCCAAATTATAGTGTTCTGCATCAGGTGTCATTTTTTTCTTACTACCATCTGTCAGTTTCACTTTCCAAATATCATTATGTATTCTAATGTTCATAGTTTCATACCTCATACTAAATAATCCATTTACCACCTTTGTTGATGTACTTCTCTAATGCATACCGCATAGCATCCATAAGATGATTGAAGTCATCAATAGGTTTATTTAATTTATTTCCAAACTTATCCTTGTCCCATGTGTAGTTACTAATTTCCGTCAGGAAATTCACACACCGGGGATGGATTATAATTTCAAAGTCCTGAATAAACTGCACACCTGCGTTTATGCTGTCTTTTCCTTTTTCTGCACCCTTAACCCTAAGACCATACCCTCTTAACTGATCAATGCTCTTAGGTTCAGCAGAATCAGCGGTAATTTTTTCTTTTCCATATCCCATACTGCTGATATTTTGATAAATCTTTTCGTTGGAAAGACCCGGCTCATACATTTCATCCCAAACAAATATTTTTTTGTTCTGAACATCAATGAACCCACAAAACAATGCAGATGGGTCATTTGTATAACCAAAGTCCAAACCAAAGGCTGAACTGATTGTGTACTGCTGCCTGATCTGCTCTAAAGTAAAGGCTTCTTCTTTCCAATTCTCATACACAAGACCGTCAACAATACCCCAATCACCAAGACCTGCTACCGCATAACGTCTTGGGTTCTGCTTCCGCATGGTTTCAAAAACCTTTAAGTCTGCCTTATCCAACCATTCATTGCATTTATAATTGGTTGTCAATGCAAGTGTTTCATCATCCGGGTTATCAAAAAACCGCTTCTTTAACCAGTGATGTTCATTCCAAGGGTTAAAAGTAACGGTAATCTGTTTGAATAAGTCTGAACCTTCCGGGACTGCACCACGAATAGATTCATCAAGCATATTAAAATCATCTTCTGAACTGATTTCATATGCTTCTTCAATCCACATCCAACACAAGCATCCTTTGTCTACTGTGATAGATGTAACTTTCAATGGGTCATCTAGTCCTCTGAAATAAATCTTTTGACCTGTTGGTTTGTAGGTCATTTCAAGAGGACTTTCTTTTATATCCCAAAAGGCATCTACACCTAATCGGTGTATAGCCCATTTCAATTCTGTAAAACAAGAATCTTTTAATGTTCGGTAAGTTTTTCTGACAACTAATGTATTTGCATCAGGGTATGCCATCATGTTAGTAATGTACCATAATGCAGTTGTCTTTGATTTTTTGGAAGCACGTGAACCCTTGACAGCCCTGTATCTACCTTTCCACCGCCAAAATGTACCGTAACCCTTACCAACTACTTCCGGCAGCTTAATATTCAACTTGCCGGATTTATTTGGTTTGTAATCTTCCGGGTACAGAATAAACTTCTGATACCCAAACACATATTGACTTGTGGGTTGTCTGTGCTTAGTCCTCAAGATCATTAGCCCCCGTAATAACAACAGGCTGTGTGATATTCACATCAAGTTTATCGTTCCACATACCAAGATGCTTTCCAAGTAATTCCAATGCTTTCAGCTTTGAACCAATTTTCACTTCACGTTCAACGCTGCCGCCAAACTCATTATCAGATTCTTTGTATTTGATTGATTCAATGCAAGCAAGGTCATCATCTGTTGCATCTTCTCTGATTCTTCCATTACTGTCTACAACATCCGTCATTTTTACAAATGCTATCTTTGCAAGTTCTAAAACAACCCTGTCCTGATTGACCCCTGTTCTTTTAGAACGTGCTGCCATTGCTTTTGAAATAGCTTCTTGAACCATAACATTTGATAACAAACGTGATGATTGTTCCTGTGCTGTTTTTACTGAATACCCTGCCCTAATAGCTGCTTGTGTACCATTCAAGTCAATCAGGTATTCTTCTACAAATCGTTGTCTTTGTTCGCTTAACTGCCTTTTCGCCATCTGATACACCGCCTTTCTACCGTTTTATAAACAAAAACTGCTGCAAGGTAGGAGGTTCACCGGGTGAAAAGTCCGGCTATAAAGCACCCTTGCAGCAGATAGACAATAAGCAAAATTAAAAAATGCAGGTTATTAATATGAAATAACCTGCACAAATTCATAGTTTATATAATAGCCTTAAAATAAAGAGTTTTCAACATACATGATGTGGCAACAAGTGGCATTTATAGGAAATATGTTAAATTTTTATGTGTTTCTTCAAACGCTGCAAGTGCCTTTTTATGTACGTCACGTACAAAACGATATGATTTCTTCATTTCAGCAGCAGTAATTTTTAAACTTTTTTGTTGAACATAAACCCTGTACAACACTTTTATGTAATCTACTTGATGTAATTCCCTGATTTCCCTAATAATCTGTTCTTTTGCATCAACAAATTTATCTATTTGTGCATTAATGTGTGCATCAAGTTCAGTATAACGTACAACGTCAGAGCATAGTCTATCACCGACAGCAGAAGTTTGTACACGTTCCTTACTGTAATCAATACCGCCTGTACTCATAGCATTTAGTTTCATTTCTGATAATCGTTCTATGTCCTGATTGATAGCTTCATCTATTGTTCCTAACTGACTAAGGTATTGTTCAGCAGTCAAATATTTCTTTTTTTCGCTCATTTTTACCTCTCTTTCTAAAATGTTACAGTTTGTTACAGTTAAACTTTATATCTGATTTTTGATTATCCCTATAAATATTACACTTTCAAGCTTTT